GCCACGAAGTCGTGGTCGCCGTCGGGCCGGTAGGTGCGCTCCTCGGCGGTGACCTTCACCGCAGTGGTGGTCACACCGAGAGCCTTGCGGGTGGCGTCCGCTGCGGACCGGGACTCCTCGAGCTCGGCCAGGTCGGACTCGCGCTGACGCAGCTCTGCGATGCGCTCGTCGATGCCCTTGAGGGCGGAACGCTTCTCGTCGAACTCGGCCGTCTCGGCCTCGGTCAGCTCGGAACGGCCCTCAGTCTCGACGGATGCGAGGATGGCCTGCACTGCTTCGTCTGCCGCGTCGCGCTCGTTGAGAGCGGCGGCGATCAGGGAGCGGATCTGCTCCAACATGATGGGAACCTCCAGGGTTCAGAAAGGGGGTGGGGGTCCACTCGGGTGTGCGACAGGTGCGCTGCAGGTGGTGACCCCAACGGGGTTCCGGCGTGCGGCGCGGCGTGTAGCTCGGCGCGGTGGGGTTTCAGCCGTGGCTGATGAGTTCGAGCTGGCGGCGTGCCAGCGCGAGGGAACGACCAGCCGGCGGCGTCACACCTACGGGCTCGTCGGTACGCATCTGCACGACAGTCGCCGGGTTCGCCGGGAACGTCACAACAGACACGTCGTACAGCTTCAGTTCGTTGATCGTGCGGACATCGGTGCCCGTGTCGAACGACTGGCGCACAGCCTTGAACGCGAACGACATCGCGTCGAGGTCACCGCGACCCATCGCCGACCGCAGCTCCGCGACCGCAGGGTTCGACGGGTCGAGCTCGGCATCGACCCGCAAACCGATGTCATCCGACTCGAGACGCAACGTGCCCGACTTCGTGCGGGCCAGCGGCACACCCGCATGGTTGACCAGCAGACGCACATCGGCCTCGCCTGCAGACTTCGCAGCCGCACCCCTGGCGATCGTCTCAGTGAAACCACCGGCCTCAGGGCCACCACCGATGTCGTAACGGTTCTCGTACACAAGGGCGTAGCCGGACAGGGTCGGCGGCTTGCCGTCCTCGGCACGCAACTCGAGGCCCGTGGCCGACACAGTCCGCATCTCACGCTCAGGCGTCTCGACCCCGTCCTCGGTGCGTCGATAGTCAGTCATCAGGAAGCTCCGTAGGAGACGGGACGGCGTCAGTGGGGGAAGGCGTCGGACGCTCCTGTGTCGGCATGTTGCCGATGAGGTCTGCGCCGGCACGGTTGGCAATCTCACGGGCCTCGTCGGCAGTCAGCACGACGTCGACGCCGAGGTAGATCTTCTGGATCAGTTCAGCGATGTCCCTCGGGGACGAACCGTCGGTCTCGGGCGGCATCGGCTGGCGGTCCTCAAGGTCCCGAACTTCGTCGACCGTCAGGAAGTTGTTGTCCAACGCCAACGCATACGACTCATATCGGGTCTTGAGATCAGAGCGAAGCACCGCCGACACGTTTGCCTTCACCCGCTGGGGCTCAGGTACGAGGGCCGACAGCGACTCCTCAACCGGCACCAGATACGGGACCAGCCCGTACGTCAACCAATCAGCGGCACGCTGCTCACGATTCGCATACGTCACGCTCGAGCCCGAGGTCGCCGCCCCGATCATCTCAGGGAACACCCCGTAGATGCGGGCGATCTGCTCAACCGTGAACCGCTGCGTATCCAAGAACTGCGAATCAGTCGGGTTGACCTGAATCTGCTCATGCTTCAAACCCGAACCGAACACCGCCGGCTCACGGCCCTTCGTGGCGTCAACGAACTTCTCTTTGACGCCCTCGGCCTGGTCGGCGGTGAGCTGCTGTTCCGAGTAGATGATCGACGACGGATGCCCGCCACCAGTGAAGAACTCGCCGCCGAAATCCTCCGCAGCGAGCCCGCTGTTGATCGACTTCGCAGCAAACCCGATCGGCGACAGGCCGAACGGCTGACCAGGAGCAGCGAACATCGGTGCATGCCACAGACGGCCGGCGGGCCAGCGGTCAACTGACTGGCCGTCAAGCTTCGTCGCCCACACACCAGAATCGTTGTGCCACGTCACCGAACCCGGCGACAGGATCTCGATACGACGCGGGAACCCACCGGCTGTGAACTCGGTGATGAGCCCGTAGGCGTTACCGGCGAGCAGGAGCGACGACCACATCTGGTAGCGCCACACCGACGGCGACACATCAGTCGACGGATCAGCCAACACCTGCGCCAACGGTGACGGCAACTGCTGCCCGTCAAGCGTCCGGAACTGATCCAACGGCAGGGTCGAACCGACACCGGCGATCAACCGGACACACGCCCACACGGCGCTATGCCGCATCGCCGTGCCCTCATCCACACTCGATGACAGACCCTTCGAGCCCATCCTGCGGGCGTTGATCGCCGTCAGAATGTCAGCCGAACTGACCGCACGTTCCTCGCGACGCAGCAGTCCGCCGAACATCAGGCGTCACCGTCCTCAACAGCGACACCGACCAGGAACACCCCGACACCCGCACAGATCGCCCCCAAAGCGACCGACACGGTAAACCCGGCGACGATCGCGACGATGATTCCGGCGGCCTGCAGGAAGGCGGCAACAGCATTGCGATGCATCGACCCTCCGGCCATCTCAGTAAGCGAACACGGGGGCAGACACAACAGCTTCAGTCGGCAACAGGGCTCGAGCGACAGTGACCGCCTCAAGCGGGCAGATCGGCACCGTCGCGTTCCGCATATCCCACGCCCACGCATCACCCAACGGGCGCTCCGCAGCATCAGCCACAGCAACATCCAACGGGCCCTGACCATCAGGACGCTTCAAACGACCCTCAACGACGTCGGTGAAGAACCCGCCGCACGCCGCCTTGTAATCCTGCGTATTCACCGGGACCAACAGACCGGCGTCGATGCCGGCGGCACGGAACGCCTCCAACACAGACCCAGCCTGAGCGGCAGCGGGGCCGGCGTTGTTGAACCCGACCGCCAACGGCGACCAACGCCCAACGAGCTCCACCAGGCGCCCCGGCAACCACCCGACACCCTGACGATGCTCAATAACAGCGACGTACGGGTCGGCAAGCGAACCCATCGACAGTGCGATCGACGACCACTCGCCATCCGGCGCCACACCAAACGACAACGACAACCCACCCGACACCGGCTGACGCTCCGCACCGAGCGTGGCGAGCCACTTGTCAGCCGGGATCTTGACGTCAGGACGAGCCTCCGACGGCGGCGGAGCCCAAACGCACAGATGCTCCTGAGCGAACGCCTCCACGCCAAGGCGCTTCAACTGCTCCTCGAGGAAGTCCATAGCCTCAGGTCGGCGGCCACACCCGATCGCCGGGTTGTTGTGACGCCACACGTCACGATCAAGCGCGTCGTCAGGACTCTGAACAACCCGGCCGTCGCCGTCCACATGGATGCGCTCCGCAGAGTGCTCCATGAAAGCAAACGCACCAGGATCATCCGAGATCGCACGCAACCGCTGCGACCACCACCACTCCGACTTGCCATGCAGACCAGCCGTGCCAGCGATGTTGAGCTGCGGGTTCGAGTTCGCGAACAGGATCGGCGTGATCGCCGCCAAGTGTTCCTCGGTGGCGTGCTGCGCCTCGTCGATCACCAGCCGGTCGATGTCATCGACACCACGACCACCGCCACCCGTACGGGTGCGGTACCAGATGATGCCGCCGTTACGCATCTCGATCATCTGCTGACCGGTGCCCAACCACTTGCGCTTCACCTTCGGGCGCAGATCCCGATGTTCCAACAGCCCCAGCATGCGCTGCTGGGTTTGCGTCGCCAACAGGACCGCGTCGTGGATCGTGTGCAAGATCGCCTCGGACCGTTGCACCAGCCCCCAGAACTCCGGCACCTCGAGCTCGTCGCCCTTGCCGTTCTGGCGGGCCATCGCCCGGCCAGTCGTCTGCGCCGCCCAACGCTTATCGGCACGCTGCGACATCACCGCCTGAACCCACAACCGCTGCGTCGGGTCCAACGTCTTACGGGAGTAGAACTCCCACATCTCTATCGCAGCGTCAGCCTCATCCAGACTTGCGGCGTCGGGAGGAAGCACCAGGATCGCCGGACTCGGCTCGGCGTCGCGCTGCCAATTCATCAGCCTTCGACACCTCCGCCGGCACCTCGAGGGCTTCCAACAACTCGCCGATCAAACGACGCTCACGCACCAGCGACGCAGCCTTCGCCCCGTCCTCTTCGACCTCCAGGATGCGGCCCAGACGGTCGTAATCGGCCCTCAGATCGTCGCTACGAGCCACCCGGCAACTCCCCTGCAATGGCGGGCCAAACTTCACTCACACAACACGACGCAAGTTGCGGGGTCATGGCCGGACGGACCGATTCCTAAAATCCAGCCACTCTCAGTAGTCGAACCGCAGGTCAAGCCCGACACGGCGTCGGTTGCCTTCGCTGGCACCGGCGCTGCGGTTGCAGCTCGAGTGTTCGGGTCGGAGTGGCCCGCCTACTTGGCCGCTGTTGATGTGGCCTGCGTCCCAGGTGTCACCGGGTCGGGCGTCGAGCGTGAGCCCGCAGCGTCCGCACACGGTGGTGGGGTCGGCGTAGGCGAGTGCTCTGACTCGTGCTGCGTCGGTCTGGTAGGTGCCGCGTCGGTGGGCCTTTGCCTTGGCTGGCATGGCTCATCACCTCACGGGGACGCGCAACGTCTCGGACCTACTGGTTCCGAGACAATCAGAGTGTCCCATGCATAGCGACAGGATGTCAAGCCATACCGTGGATGTGTGTCGTCGCTGCCACAGCCTCGGTGAGCGTCGGGTATCTGTTGGCGGCGTCGCGCTTCATGTGCGTGCGCTGGCCTGGCCCATCTTCCCTGCGCCAGTACCAGTCGAGACGCCAGGGCCCCGGTGTCTGCCCGCACCCCAGCTCGTAGACGACGACACCGTCGGCCCATCTAATCCAGACTGTGCCCGGCCGGTCATCACCGGGTTCGACCTCTATCTCGTAGCCGTCGGGTAGGTCAACGGAGATGGCACCGACGTACAGCACCCGCAGGTACTGGTCCATCAGTTCCCATATCTGCTCGAGCGCCCTGTGTGCGATGGCATCCTGCATGTCGTCGCTCATCAGTCTCTCCTGGTGTGTCCGTGCATGGTGGTGTGGATGTCGTGGTCGGTGACTTTGCCGCGTGCCTCGCTGATCTCGATGAGGGCTCGGGGCGGCATGTCGATCGTGACGACGTAGAGGGCTGTGATGCGGTCGATGTAGCGGGCACATGTCTTGCACATGCCTTGGCGGTGGGGTTCACCCCACGCACCGGGTACACGCTTGCAGCTGACGCAGTTGCCGTGGTCGTCGCTCTTGTTGAGTAGGTCGTCGCTGGCGCTGCGGAGGTTATCGTCGAGCTTCCGCTTGCGTGATGGTGTGGGTGCCCAGCGGTCGATGATGTCGAGGACGCGGGGCAGCAGGTATGTCCATGATGTGCCGTTGTTGCATTTGGCGATGATGATCCGTTCGAGCCGATCGAGCTCCTTGGTGTCGGTCCAGGCGGTGTCGACGCCGTCGATGATGCCGAGTGCGATGCGGCCGGTGCGGTCCGATGTCCCTGAGCCGCCCTGAGACGTCCCTGAGCAGGGCATGTCGCCGATGGCGGCGGCGAGGGCGGTGCGTGCAGCAGGGAGCCGTCTGCGTGCCTCGTCGAGCATCGTCATGTCATCCACGGTCGTCACCGTTCAGTCGGCGGGTGTGTGCCTGCACTTTGAGACGCAGGCGGTAGACCGCGTCGGTGGCACGTCGTACGCACCTGATGGCTGCGCCGATGACGCCGGGAGGTACGTCGTTGTCCATCAGAGTCCTCCGTCGTTCAGTCGGTGTTCGTGGTCGGCGAGGGTCGCGGTGATCGCCGTGTAGGTGCCGGCGCCGTTCGCCACCATGAAGTCACGCAATGACTTCATCTCGTCGTACAGCTCGGACATCTGATGGATCTGGTTTCGGTAACGCTGCTCGAGATCGGTCAACGGATGCTCCTGGTTCGTCATTAGAAGTCGACGTGTGAGTAGTCGGGGGTGGTCGGAGTGTCGGGGTTATCCACAGCTGGGGTGTCGGTGGCTGTGTCCGGTGTGTCATGCATGTCAGGTGTCATGACACCCCCCCTGCTAGGGGGTGACGTAGGGGGAGGAAGTGAATTCGCGCTCTCCCTTAGACTGACACCTGACATGCATGACACACGCGCTGTGAGTGGTGGTTCCGACCACGCTGTGAAGTAATTCGCTGACTTTTTGCGCGTACCGATCTCGTCGGCCCAGTCGGACACCGACGGCGTAATCCACCCGAGTTCGACCAGCAGCTCGAGCGCCGGGACGTAATCCACAGCCTGTTCGAGCCCCATGGAGGCGTGCTGGACGCCGCGTTGGACGTCGCGGAACCGGAACTCGGCGAGGTCGTTTCGTCTGATCCACGACAGGATGAGCCGGGCTTGTTCGGTGGTTTCGTCGCCCATCGACAGGATGATGTCGGCCGTCTGCCACCAGTAGTGCGCCAGGTCGACGGCCCTGGCGGCGGTGTCGGCCGTGATGGGTGTGGCGGGTGAGTGTCCTTCGGCGAGGTGGAGGAGGCCGGCGTAGCGGGCGAGGGAGCCGTACAGCTTCGATGACCATTCGGAGAGGTGTTCGTAGCGTGCGCCTTTGCCGATGGTTGGTTCGGCGTTGACGACGAACTGTTGGATGAGGTCGCGGGCTTGGGGTGTGCAGGGCACGTCGGTGTGTTCCCAGTTGCCCCATTCGTCTGCGAGGGCGCGTGCGGTGGCGGCGTAGATGTCGGCGGTGGGGATGGGGGTGTCGTTGAATCGTCGGGACTGGTCGCGGTGGCCGACTCTGCCTTCGGGCATACTCATCATGAACCGGGCTGAGAAGCCCCGGTTTGCCATCTCTTCGTCGTGTGAGAGCCGGGCGAGAACGGACGGCTGCACTGTGACTGACACGGTCATGAGTGGGTGGCGTAGGTCGGTCATTTCGGGGCCGGATTCGGACCCGCCTTTGCGGTCGCGGATGAGTGAGTCGCCGGACCAGGCTTTGAGGTAGACGTTGAAGTTGACCCTTGACCCGGTTTTGCCTTTGAGGACCATGTCGAAGAGGTCGGCTTCGGTGCTCATGATGGCGAG